GGCCGGCGGCGGCCTGGCCGGCTCGCTCATCGCGCTGCGCTGGGCGCCCGGCGCCACGTGGCTGATGCGCGCCGCCAACATCGCCAGCGGGGTGGCTCTGGCGTGCGTGATCGTGCCGGTGGCCAGCGAGCGGCTGCAGCTCACGGTCATGCAGGCCGTGCTGGGCGCGGCGCTGGTGGGCATGTTCGGCCTCAATTTCGCAGACGAGGTCACCAAGGGCATCAGGGGCCTGGACCTGGCCGCCGCGTTTCGCGACTGGCTCGGCGCCATCTCGGCCCGCCTGCGCGGCTCGTCCGCCGATCGCAAGGAGTGACGCATGGATACGCTGATCACACTCAACATCCTGCTGAGCCTGGCCATCGCCGCCGCTGCCATGGCCGTGTGGCTGCCGCACCAGATCCACGAGGGCCTGGTCACCAAGATCGGGCTGGGCGCGGTTTCGACCTTCCTGGTCTTCGGCGCCATGGCCATGGCCAACGACCCGAGCCCCTACATGCCGCTGATGTTGTGTTGGGCCGGCGTGCAGCTGGGCGTGCTGGTGGCTGCGGCGGGGTTCTTGTGGCGGCTGTGGCACTCGGTCGAGATCCTGGAGGCGCTCAGGGTTGCCAGCGGCTGGACACCGTTGGATGATCAGCCACTGGCGGATCAGTGAGCCGCGCAGTCCAGGCGTCTGCACACCCTACAATCCGCCCTCACACACCGCGCAAACCCGCGTGGCTGCGTGGGGTGTTCGGGTCGTGATGGGTAGGCAAAAACGACCTAAGTGCGCACAGGGCTTGACTTTTCGTCATGCTTTGGGAGCAGAGGGTCGAAGGTTCGAATCCTTTCACCCCGACCAATGAAATCAAGGGCTTAGCGCATTTGCGTGAAGGGTGGCACGCCAGATGCCTACCCAGCTGCCTACCCAATCAAGCGTGGGCGCCACCCGCCGAAATGTGGGCATGGCTGGCAAAAAGGGCCCGATACCGGGCGTCATCGAGTCCAACGGACGGTACTACCGCAACCTGCGCGTCGGCGCAAAGAAGGTGTGGGTGCCGCTCACCCGCGTCGACGAAGGCCGGCCGGCGCTGCTGCGCGCCCTGGCGGACCTCGAGGACAAGCCGCCGCCGGCGGTGGATGCCATCCCGGAGCTGATCAAGGGCTGGGAGCGCGACGAGCTCAAGCGGCTGACATCGGCGCAGAGCCAGCGCATGGCGACGCTTTACAACGAGCGCATCGCCCTGCAGCTCGCCAACTTTCGCGCCGCCACTGTGACGGTGCCGGCCGTGGTGGCGATGCTGGCCCACTTCCGACACCAGCCACGCACTCACAACGCGATGCGCGCTCAGCTGCGTGAGCTGATGCGCTACGCCGAGCTGCGTGGGTGGCGCCCGCCTGGCAGCAACCCGACCCAGGCGGTGCGGACGATGTCGATCCGTGCACGTGACCGGTACATCACCGACAGCGAGCTGCGGCGCATCAAGGTCGCTGCCTGGTGGGGACCTGGTCGTGTGGCCACACAGTCTGGGCCGATGCTCTGCGGGCTAATCGATGTGCTGTACCTCACCGGCCAGGCCATCGGTGATGTGCTGCGGTTGGACGAGGTCGACGTGGCCGGCGCGCTGCTGCTGTTCAGGCGAAGCAAGGTGCAGCACAGCACGGGCGCGGCCGTGCGCATCCAGGTGTCGCCGGCGCTGCGCAATGCACTCGACAGGTTGATCACCCACAAGCGCGGCGTCGAGGACCGGATGCAGCGACGCACAGGCGCCAAGCCGCTGAACCCAGCGTTGATCGTGACCCGGGATGGCCAGCGGGCCGGGCAATCAGGCGTGTCGTCGGCCTGGGACCGAGCCTGCGAGCGGGCGAGCGTCGAAGGCGCCCGAATCCACGACATCAAGGCCAAGGCCGTGACGGATACCGAGAGGCTGCACGGCATGCGTGCGGCCCGGGTCCAGGCCCAGCACTCGACCGAGCAGCAGACTGCCAGCTACGTGCGAGCACGGGCGGCGGAGATCATCAAGCCAACGCGGTAGTGTCAGAACGGGAATACGGAATACCCGAACAAGGCCATGCGGTGAGGTGCAATGCTCGCCAGCGGCCGACCTCGAGGGTAGGGTCGCGCATCGCAGTAGAACTCCATGTCACCGGGCCTCTGGCGTACGCACTGCAAAGGGCCGGCGTGATATGGGCCGATGAACAAGCCAGTGCGGGCTTTCGGTCTGGATTGGAGCATATCTGGGCAGCTCTTGCGTTGGTCTGGTCGATCCAGATACAGCGCCCCCATGCGCTCATCGTCAAGTACGCGAGTCATCAGCATCGCCGTCGGCAGCTGCCGCGTCCGGCTTGTCCGATGGAACTGTGCAGCTCGGCCAGGGCTGATGCGCCATGCCTGGAAGCGATAAGTGATCATGGGTTGTCCCACCGGCCATCTGGGCGTGGGTTCTGGCCTTCTGGCATGACCTTGCATACCCAGCCGCCGGACCGCACGTGTGCAGCCTCATCCAGAGCATTGCCGAGCGGTTGTGGAGGTGAGTTCCACCACCAGTCGCTGGGCCCATCGCCCATGCCGAGGTCGATCCAGACCTGAAACAGCCCATCAATGGGCACCTGCTCATCGGTCGGCGCATCAGTCCGGCGCTCTATCACTGTGCTCATATCACCTCGTCTGCGGCAATGAAGTCGCCTGCCGCTGCCTACGCTTGCTTGGAGGCGGCGGCAGGACGGCGGGCATGGTTTCGGGGGTAGCTGGATCTGCAGCCGGCCTGGCGCCGGCACACACAGCGAGGAAGTGAGCGCGGGGCAGCACGACCCGGCCGCTCTTGAGGTTGCGCCAGGCCAGCCAGAAACCATGCGCGTGCAGGTGCTTGAGCTGCACGGCCGGCAACGTGCAGTCGGTGAGCTGCTCGAGCTCTTCCGGCGACATGTTGAGGCCTTCGGACATGGTCAGGCTGCCTGTGCTTCGGCCTGGGCCCGTGTGGCGGCGGCCATCTCTTTGACCTTCGCTTCGGACCAGTCGGCCGCGGCCACGGCGGTGGGCACGTCGACGATCTCGGAGAGCTGGTCCATGACGGTCACGCCGCCCTTGGCCAGCTGGTAGTCGAGGCCGCTGAACACCACGCGGCCGGTGCGGCCGTAGCGCTCGACCAGGCGCGTGCCGAGGTCGAGCTGCTCGCGCATCTCGTCGATGCCGGCGCCGAGCTGCTCGGCCACGTGCGACCAGGTGAGCAGGCCGCCCACGATCTGCCAGAGCAACTCCTCGGACCCGAAACCCCTGGCGACAGCATCCAGATTGGCGTTGTGAATGAGTGATAGCTCCATCACCTGGCGGCGGTCCAGTAGTGGCGGTGGCCGCGTGGGCGCAAAGGCCATCTGCATGCGGGCGATCAGCTCGGCCTGGCTGGGGATGCGGCGCTTGCGCTTCATGGCTCAGGCCTTGGCGGTGGAGGTGGCGCCGCCGAACATGTCGGCCGTGTTGGGGTCGCGTTCGTGGTCGTGCGCCTGGCCGGCAGCGCCGGCCTTGTCTGACAGTTGTCCGCCGGCGCCGCCGGCGTTGTCGGTCTGTTGTGACCCCTTGCCCTCGGGGTTGAGCACGTCGACGCCGTAGCGCTCGGCCAGGGCGCGCTTGGCCTGCGCCGCGTTGCCCGTGAGGAGTACCACAGGGGCGTGTGACAGCGCGAACAGCGTGACCAGCAGCCCGAGTTGATCGCCCGACATGTCGGGCAGGCGCTTGAGCAGCCAGTCGACGTCTTCGCCGTACTTGAAGACATCCTGTGCTTCGAGCTCTTCACGCCAGCCCATCACGTCGACTAGGTCGTCGGGCAGATCGCCCATGATGTCGGCCAGCGTGGCCACCACGAGGCGCAGGTCGTCGGTGTTGCGCTCGGCTGCGAGGGCCTTGCGCATGATGGCTTGCCGGATGATCGGCCATTGCCGCGTCACCGCGAGTGATTCGGGCGATTCGTCCACCACCAGCCGATTGGCCTGCGCAGTGTGCTCGGCCTCGCTATCGGCGTCGGTGTCTTCATCGCTCTCTGCGTTTTCCCCTCCCCCCTCGGGTGCGCGCGCAGCGGCTGAAGGGGTAGGCGCCAGGTGCTCAGCAGGCAGGCCGAGCAGCGTGCGCAGGTCGGCAGTGATGGCTTGCGCTTCGGCCCGGGTGTAGCAGGCGCGCAGGGTGTGCTCGCTGCCGATCTCGATGAAGGTGCGCGACGGGGCGCCGATGTTGGCGTCGAGCAGCCGCTGGCAGGCCTGCTCGTAGCTGATGTGCACCAGGTCCTTGCCGATCTGGCCACGGTAGGCGGTGGCATTGGCCCACATGTAGCCCACCGGGTTGACGTAGCTACTTCCCTTGGTGAGGTCGTTGGCGGATTCTCCTTCTATGACGCGCCCGAAGCTGCGGGCCTCGTCGATCAGGCGCTGCTCGGCGGCGTTGACCTTGGCAGTGTGGCAGGGCACATCAGTGCAGACGCCTGCTCCCAGCTCGCTCGTCAGCGCCGGGTCATTGTTGCTGTACTTGGGGCAGTTGATGCAGGCGCCACAGGTAGTCAGTGTCTCGTCATAGGGGGTGAAGCCGTCGTCCGGGATCAGCATGGTGGTGTAGGCGCCGGCCAGCACCCGGCGCGCATCCCGAAAGCTCAGCAGCGTCGGCTTGTCCTCGCCGTACCCCTTGACCAGCACGCGGTTGATGGCCTGTGGCTGCAGCGGCGCCGGCACGCGGGCGATGAGCGTGGCGATCTCGGCTCCGATGCCGTGGGTAGCCACCGCCTGCCGCGATGCCTCGGTGAGGCTGCGCAACTTGAGCAGGTTGTAGACGGCGCTCTTGGACAGGCCGAACTGCGCCATGAGCTGCTCGGCCGTCATGCCGTGATCGCGCACCAGGCGGGCGAAGGCGTCGGCGGTGTCCAAGAACGACATGTCCTCGCGGCTGATGTTCTCGGTCAGCTGCGCCATGGCCACCTCGATGTCGCTCATCGATCGCACGCGGCATGGCATGTCGGCCTCGCCGGCCAGCTCGGCGGCGCGCCGGCGGCGGTGGCCGAACACGATCTCGAAGTGGTCGCGCGACGGGTCGATGTCGGGGCGCCCGATGATCGGCCGCACGACGATGTCTTGCATCACGCCCATGGTCTTGATGCTGGCCACAAGCTCGGCCATCTTGGCCTCGTTGTAGGCAGAGCGCGGCTGGGTAGGGCTGTCGTGCAGCCGCTCGAAGGGGATGCGAAGTGTGTCGCTGGTGGTCATGGCTCAGGCTCCAGTGCTGGTGCGGTAGATCTTGGTAAGTGCGCCGTTGACGCAATGGCCGCGGCGGCGTGCCGCGTTGGCCAAGCGCGCACGGTCGGCGTGGCTGTGGGTGGCCTGACGGAACAGGCCGAAGGTGCTGTTGACGCTGGCGAACAGGTCGCTGGCGGGCTGGTGGGCAGTGCGCTCGATGGCACGGGCCACGGTGCCCGGCCTGGTGGTGCGGTGCCAGGGCTTGATGACGTGGCCGACAAAGTCGATGCCGCGCGCGATGGGCTGCAGGATCGTCTTGCTCGGGTTGATGCGCAGGTGCAGACACCTGGACAGCAGGGCCTCGATGCGCTGCTGCGCTGCGTTGAGCCACTGGGGCGACTCGTGCAGCAGGATGAAATCGTCGACGTAGCGCACGTAGTGCGGCGCGCGGATCTGGTGCTTGACGAACTGGTCCAGGTCGTCGAGCAGCACGTTGGCAAAGAACTGGCTGCTCAGGTTGCCGATGGGCAGGCCGTGGCCAGCCGGTGCATTGAACAGGCTCTTGTGCGGTGGCACGCGGCCGAGCAGCTCGGGCCGGCCACGCAGCTCGACATCGCCGCGCGGGTCGTGCATGAGGATGGTATTGGCCAGCTGCAGCCACCAGGGCTCTTGCACGCGGCGGGCGAGTTGGCCAGCCAGCACGGCCTTGTCGATGCTGACGAAGAAGTTGGCCAGGTCGAGCTTGAGGTAGTGCGCTGGCCGGGCCCAGTTGCGGGTGATGCTGCGCACCTGGTGCTCGAGCCGATCAGCGGCATACAGGGTGCCGCGGCCGGGGATGCAGGCACAGCTGTCGGCCGTGAATTCGGCATGAAAGCGCGGCGCGATGTGGTTGTAGAGCAGGTGGTGGACGATGCGGTCGCGGAAGTCGGCTGCCCACACCTCGCGGGCTTTGGGCCTGGTGACGACAAAGCAGATCGAGCGGCCGGGTTGGTAGTGGCCGCTGACCAGCTCGTCGTGCAGGGTGCACAGGTTGGCTTCGAGGCGGGACTCGAAGGCCTGCGCGCTTGCGCTGTTGCGCTTGTTGCGCCGGCAGTCGATGTAGGCGACCACCAGGCGATCGAACAGGTCTGGATCTGCGGACGGCTCGGGCTCGGCCCTCATAGCTCTTGTTGTTGTTGTTCTGGTTGCCGTTGTTGAAGTTCTGGTTCCAGGCGTTCGAGTCCGAGTACTGCGTTGCATCGAGCTATCTACGTCGCCCGGCCGAAGGCTTGCGCCGATCAGCGGGGTGACTGCGCCAGACCGGGCCTGCACAGTGGCAGCGGTGTCTGTGGTGCGCATGGCGGTGGCCTTGTGAGCCAGCGGCTCGACCAGATTCAGATTGCGCACGGGCATGAGGGCCTTGACCGTCATGCTGCAGGCGCCGCGGTGTTCGATGCGGACTTGAGCCAGCCGCCACCTTGCCTGCCGATGTTGTCGAGCAGCTTGATCGACTGGGCCCACAGGGCGGTGGATACATAGCGGCTGTCGTGACTCACCCGCAGCAGCACGGTGGCTGCACGCAAGTGCTTCATCAGCTCGCGGATGTTGTGGGCCCGCTCGCCGCGCTGGGTGGCGTTGGCCAAGGCCATCAAGTCCAGCATCTCGATGCAGTGCTGGCTGATCTTGTCGCCCAGGCTGCGCTTCACGCCGCGCGGCATCTGCTCTTGCACCTTGACGGCCAGCGAGAGCAGCTGCACGCCGGTGCGATAGATCGGCAAGTCGGTGTGGAGGGCCATGGCTCAGGTCAGAAGGATTGAAGGATCAAGCGTCGAATCTGCGGACGGCTCGGGCTCGGCCCTCATAGCTCTCGCTGTCGCTGCTCTGGGTGCCGTGGCCGAAGTACTGGCTCCAGGCGTCCGAGTCCGAGTACTGCTCAGCGGACCAGTACCAGCGCGGCTGGAACTCGCGCTTGACGTTGGCGTACAGCAGGGCCTGCTCCTGGCGGGTTGGCAGTTCGCCACCCATAGAACTGGCCCAGTCCTTGGCCTGCTGCCAGGTGACATCGCCGGCCTCGCCGGGAAGCAGGATCAGGTGGTGGCTCGGGCCGCCGGTGGCGGCGTCCAGCACGAGGCCGGCGTAGATCTCGCCGGCCTGAAGCTCGATGGTGGCGACACCCAGCGTGTAGACACTGGGGGCAGCCTTCATGGCTTGCTCGACCTCGGCGATCTCGCTGGCAATGCGGGCCTGGTCGGCGCGCAGTTCTTCAAGGGTGCGTGTGCTCATGGCGTGTGAGGGGTTGAAGGATTGAAGGATCAAGCGGTGAGCTGAATCGTGCGGACGGCTCGGGCTCGGCCCTCATAGCTCTTGTTGCCGTCGTCCTGGCCGCCGTCGTAGAAGAGCTGGCCCCAGGCGAGCGAGGCCGAGTACTGCGTCGATGACCAGTACCAGCGGGGTTCGAAAGCTTCGGGACCACCGGCCCGGAATGCCTCGGCGCTAGTCTGTGCGGGCGTCTGCACGCCATAGGGCCAGGTCACTGGCACGGCGCTCGGGTTGTCGCCGCATCGGGTGTAGTTGTCGGCATTGGTGGGCTTGAGGGCGCGATAGCAGATCTCCAGCTGATCGCGGCTGGGGATGTGCCAGTCCGTATGGCCGGCGATGTCGAGCGACTGGACCCACGTGGCCAGGCGCAGGCCCGCCTCTGCCATCGCAATCGTGTTGGCCGCGCCATCGAAGTAGCTGCCTGTGCCGGCGATCTCGTCCGGCTCGTCGGCGTCGTCCCAGGCTGAGACGGTTTCGCCCAAGGCCTTGGGGGCGACGACGATGGCGTGCACTGCGTCGCCAATGCGGATCAGTCCGGCGTAGAAGCCGCCGCCGAATGCGGCGCCGACAACAGCAGGCGCCTCCACGCTGAGTGGTTGTGACATGTGATATTCCTCGGTTGTGCCGGCCTGGCCGGCGGGTGGCGCCCTGGTGGGCGGATCAGAAGGGGCTTGCTGCCAGATTGCTGGAAAGCTCGGCCTGCAGCTCGGCGAAGCGATTGAGAAAGGCCTGGCGCCAGTCCGTCCAGGTGAAGTGCTCGCGCGCCTCGAGCTGCGGCCAGGTGAGCGGCGGGTAGGCGGCCGTCACAGCCCAGTCAGGGCCCGCCGGTGGCATGAGAGCGGCGCGCTC